CTTCGTGAACTTCGTGCTGCTTGGAGGCAGCAAGATTTTCAATTCACCAAGGAACAACAGGAAGAATATGACATTCTGACTATTGCCCGCCAGGAACGAGTAAAGTATTTTTATGAGAATGGACTTGTTCATAAAAATGTTCTCAAACAGTCTGTCGAATAAATAGACAAAGAGCATTCAGAAGCAGTCAAAATGAGAACTTTTAGTCAATTTGTTCAACTTTGTGAAGCAATTTACGACACTGATAAACCATCAGATGTTCCCTTGGAAGTTGGAAGAATTAGCACTACAAGAAAAAAGACTGCTCCTGAACGTCACAGAACAAAAAGATTAGGTGGCGGCAAAGTAGGACCAGCAAAAGAATACAAACCACGTTCTGATATTGGTACACAGCGTCAGGCATCTACCAGAGTACAACAACCAACAAAAGAACGTGGGTCTGCTGATGTAAAAGCAGCAGCAGCTGCAGCAGCAAAGGAAGAAAGAAAGAAAGCAGCACAGGCAAGAATCGCAGCAAAGAAAGCAGGTGGATCTGCAACAACAGAAAAACCAAAAGCAAAGACTTTAGAGAAAAAAGCATCTGCACTTTTATCTAAAAAGGAACCAGCAAAGGCAAAGACAACAAGTGAACCAGAAGATCATATGATCAAGGGAAAATATACCAGAGGTGAGAAGAAACAACTGGTAAGAGCTGGTAAGAGATTGCATAGAGATTTGGCACAGGGTGTAGATAAACCAGCAAGTCATTACAAACCATAACTGGGCCCCCTAAAGTGCATCCTTAGTATGAAGACCAACCTAATGAAACTCCAACTCCGTCCTCACCAAGTCCGTGGTACTGATGCTATGCAAGAGCACAGCAAAGGTCAAATCATTGTTCCTACCGGCGGCGGTAAGACTCTCAAGATGATCTATGATTGTCTGCGTCAGTTGCAGTCAGAAACTTCACAGACTATTGTTGTTGTTGCTCCCCGTATTCTGCTTGCAGAGCAACTGTCAAGTGAGTTCCTTGAGTTTATCACCAATGCTGCTGTATTTCATATACACAGTGGAGAAACTCATCACGAATCTTCTACTCGCATCAGTGACATTCAGCAGTGGGTCAGTGACAATCAAGGACACAAACTGATTGTTACTACCTACAACTCTTTGCAGCGTCTGGTTGATGCCGAGGTTGATGTAGATACGATCTACTTTGATGAGGCACATAACAGCGTCAAGCGTAACTTCTTTCCTGCAACGGAGCATTATGCTGCCAATGCAAGTCGTTGCTACTTCTTTACTGCAACCAGGAAGACCTCTCTCACTCCTTCTAAACCAGGAATGAATGATGCTGAAGTTTATGGGCAAGTAATCTGTCAGGTTTCTGCTCCAGAACTTGTTGCTGGTGGATATATTGTACCGCCTAAAATGTACACACATAAATCTAAAACTACTGAAGAATGTGGTGGATGTCCTTATGAGCGTGACAAGCACAATCTTACCGACATCATTACACAGTATGGGTTAAAGAAGGTTCTTGTTGTTTCCAAGAAGACTAAAGATATTATGGGATTGATTAGCGAAACTGATTTCCTTGAAGTTATGCAGGAGCGTGGATACGATGTTCTTCATATCTCTTCCAAGTATGGTGCCTTCATCAACAAGAATAAGGTCAATCGTGAGCAATTTTTTGATGCCCTAAACTCCTATGGTAAGGACGCAGACAAGAAGTTCATTGTACTTAATCACTCAATTCTCGGAGAAGGACTTAACATTTCTTGCCTGAATGGTGTAGTCTTTCAGCGTAGCACAGATTACATCAACATCTTACAGAATGTTGGTCGCACAATTCGTATGGATCCCCGTGATAGTAAGGGCATTCGGGAAGGTCGTATTACTCCTGGTGCTGTTGATAGCTACTCCAAATCTTTTGGATTGGTGATTGCTCCAGTTTTTGATAAAGTTGGTATAAGCACCGCAAGAAAGATTGAGGTTTGCCTTGATACTGTTTTTGCTAAAGGTGATATGTTGGATAGTGTAGTCAGGAAATAATAGATGGGCAGCAACAGTAAGTCTTGGCGGATTATGTTGCGTAAGTCCCACACTTATGATATAATAAATAATAACAGTCACGCCAAGACTTACGATGAAAGAATACTACACCTACGCATATTTGCGTGAGGACGGAACACCTTACTATGTGGGAAAGGGAATCGGTAATAGAGCATATAAAGACCATAAAGGTTATGCTTTTGTTCCTCCAGTAGATAAGATTTTATTTCTAAAACAAAGTCTAACTGAAGAAGATGCATTTAAACACGAAATCTATATGATTGCCGTGTTTGGTAGAAAAGATTTAGGAACTGGTATTCTTTGGAATAGAACTAATGGTGGAGACGGAACTTCTGGAGCAATTCTTACAGAAGCAACAAGAAGTAAAATGTCTCAAAGTAGAATGGGGGATAAAAATCACTTTTATGGAAAAAAACACACTCAAGAAAGTATATCCAAAATGCAGGAAAGCCTCAAAGGTAGAATACCTCCAAATAAAGGCAAATATGAACCTGAAGAGAGTATATCACCACACGCCATTTATATGAGAGAATGGAGAGCGAAAAGGGCAGAGAAAGACCTACCATACAAGTAACACGGTAAATCTCAAATGAGACACAGTGAGAACCCAGTCCAGCACTGGGGTCAAAACCTGATTTTTTGAAGATTCTACTGTAAGGGTAGGATAGATCATTCACCACAAATAGAATCACCGATTTTTTCGAAAGTGTAATTTATGAGCGATGGATTTCTGGTTAATCAAGGTGAGTATGCTGCTATACCTTTCGGGCAGCAGCTAATGATACTACACAAGGGAGAACAGTTGAGAGTATGTAAGACCGAAAGTTCTGCACGAAAGTATATCAACGAGCACAAGAAAGTCAAGAGCACAGCACAACTTCCGATCTGATAGTAACTGGGCCCCCTAAAGTGCTCCCCTAATAGATGATGAATCCAATGACTCCCGAACAAAAGTTTCAACAACTGTTTGAAGAGATGTATCAACTTTGTGACCAACAAGGTTGGGGGGATCCATTCTCTTATGCACGTTCCCGTGAGATACATCTTGCTGGCATTCTTGGACATCAAATAGCAAAGACCTATTCTGGTGCTGATGCTGTTGATCAAGATGGTGAAGTTGAGTATAAATCCACTATTGCCAAACGTATCAATGGGACGTATAATGGTATCAGTGTTGAAAATACCTGGGAAGAACAAGAACGTTATTTGATTGAGGAGAAACTTGGTAAGTATTCCAATCATTACATTGGACGTTATGAAGGAGCAAAGGTTGTAGAAGTTTGGAAACTTACTGGCAATGATGTACTGATGGTTTTGCTTCCCAAACTCAAGAAAGATTGGGAACGTAAGATTAAAGGAAATCATAAAGATCCCCGTCTTTCTACCAATCTGTGTAAAACTGAAATTTATAAGTACGGAACTCAAATTCTATGACAATCAACAGTGGAAAACTAATGTATTCTTCTGGAAATAATGATGAATGTTACACGCCTGATTATGGCGTAGAACCCATTCTAAAGTATATTCCAAAGAATGCAGTTGTCTGGTGCCCATTTGATACTGCCGAGAGTGAGTTTGTTAGGCAAATTTCAGAGCAAAATAGTGTAGTTCATTCGCATATAAGTCTGGGACAAGATTTCTTCACCTATGAACCATTTCATTGGGATGTGATTGTATCCAACCCACCATTCACAAATAAGCGTAAGTTCTTTGAAAGAGCATTATCATTTGGCAAACCATTTTCATTGATTATGACCAATACTTGGTTGAATGATAGTGCTCCAAAGCAGTTATTTAAGGACAAGGATTTGCAGCTGTTAATGTTTGATAAACGGATGAACTTTCATAGTCCTGATGGTAGACCAAACGACAAGATTACTTTCAGTAGTAGTTACTATTGTTGGAACTTTCTGCCCAAACAAATCATAATGGAAGAACTGCAAATAAACGAATCAAAGGCAAGACTTCCCGTTGATTGATAACAACTGGGCCCTCTAAAGTGCATCCTTAGTATGAAGACCAAGCAAATGCAAAACAAACATCTGGAACATCCCGAAGATTGTATCCTAACAGGTGATCTATCAGTTCTGAATTGGTTTAGCGATCCAGAGTCTACGATTAGTGTCAAGATTGATGGTGCTCCTGCTATAGTCTTCGGCACAGATCCCGAGACTGGTAGATTCTTTGTTGGCACCAAAAGTGTATTCAACAAGAAAAAGATCAAGGTAAACTATTGTGTTGAAGACATATTGCGGAATCACGGTAACACTGTTCGCGTTGCAGAGATTCTGATTGCCTGCCTCAATAACTTGCCCCGAATTGATGGTATCGTACAGGGTGACTTCATTGGTTATGGTGGGAGTGACACTTATCGCCCCAATACTATCACCTATAAGTTTCCGAATGTAGTAGATCAGGCAATTATCTTTGCTCCCCACACTTCCTACTCTGGTGCTAATCTTCGTGAGTGTGTTGCATCTTTCGGTGCAGATGTTCCCGAGTGTGAGAATGTCAAGTGGGTAAAACCTGCTGCATCAATCAACCCTTATCGTGAAGATATTGGTGATATGTGTAACTTTGCGCGTCAGATGTCTACGCTCTGTGAGTTTACCACAGAGAAGAAAGCATCACAAATCAAGAAAGAACTCAATGCCTGTATTCGTGAGCAAAGAGATGTAGAGGAGAACGAGATTGCCGAAAAATGTGATTGTGACATCAACCTGATACGGCTTCACAAACTCGTTGCATCTATCAAGCAAGATATGTTCTGCTTCATTGATAGCGACATTGAGATCTCTTGTGAGATTGATGGTAAGATAAGCGATCACGAAGGTTATGTTCTCACCAATCAATATGGTACTCATAAGATAGTTGATCGTG